CGGCGCCTGCGGTTGGTGCGCGCCGGCTTGCGCGCGGTCGACCGGCACCGCGGCGGCGGCAGCCAGGCGCTCGGCCGCTTCCATGCGGCCGATCTGGGCGGTCAGGTCGTCGAATTTGGCTTGCAGGTCGGTGAACTGCTGCAGTTGCTCGGTATTGAGCTGGCCGCCGTCGGCTTCGATTTTGGCCAGAGCTTGTACGCTGGCGTTGACCTTGGCACGTTCGCTGCGGAGTTCGTTGATGGTTGGCATAAGTGCCTCTCCTAGAAAAGAAAAAGCCGCCTCAAGGGCGGCTGGTTGCTGGTTCCGCGAACGCGGTCAGGTTTGGGACTGCATCGCCATCGCTTTCGCGCGGGTGCCGATGGATGTCTTGGTTGCGCGCGCGGCGCGCGACTGGCGCGCCTGCGCGGCGATTCGGTCGATTGAGGCCTGGGGCGTTTCGATCCGGTCAGCGAAGCCGACGTCGACACCTTTCTGCCCCATGAATACACCCGCCTCAGTCGCACGCACTGCGTCAGCGCCGATTCCGCGGTACCGGGCAACCGCGTCGACGAACTGCCCGTAGTAGCCCTGCACCATGTCATTCAGGAATTTCAGCGACTGATCGGACAGAGGCTCGTGCGGGCTCAGGTCGTTCTTGTGCGCGCCGGCATACACGGTGGTCACCTTCACGCCCATTTGCTCGTTGCGGGCGGACACGTCCAGGTGCTTTGCGATCACGCCGACCGAGCCGACACCCGAAGTTCGCGACATCGACACGTTGCCGATCGCGGACGCCAGCAGGTAGCCCGCTGAGTAGGCGCTGTAGTGGGTGATTGCGCTCATCGGCTTCACGCCGCGGGCTTCGAACAGGAAGTCAGCCAGCTCGAAGGCGCCCACAGTGCTGCCGCCTGGGCTGTCGATGTCGAAAGCGATCTGCTCGACAGCGGGATCCGCCAGCGCCGCGACCACCTGGCCGCGCAGCTGCTCGTAGCTGGTCATCGTTTCGCAGGGGTTCATATGCATGCTGCGGCTCACCAGCACGCCGTGCACCGGGATGATCGCCACGCCGGTGTCTGCGATCTGCTGGCGTCGGGCCGACTCAGCCCGCATCGCCGCAGTCTCGTACGCGCGATCGTCATCGTCCTCCATCATCTGCGGCTGGGCGCCGTTGACGCTCAGGTTGACGATGTTCAGGCTCATCTGCTGGTTGGCCCAGGCCGCAGCTTGGTCCAGCATCGCCTCTGTCACCATCAGCGGCTGATTGAAGATCATGCCGGCAATGCGGAAACGGTTTTTCATGCGAGGATTCCTTCGATTTCAGCCACCGCTTTCGGGTCGGCTTTCGGCATCTGCGCCGGCAATGGCTTAGCCGCGTCGACCATATTGAGCGGCTGCAGGTAGGTGTCGCCGCCCTTCACAGGAGGCAGGTTTTCCAAACGGCGGATGTCGTTCACCGAAAGCCAGCCCCACTGGCGGGCGATTGCATACGACTCGTAGCGCGATTTCTGGTCGCCGCGCAGCAGGCCCGAGACGTTGAACTCGATGTAATACTCGTCGCGCTCACTCGGGAGCAGCAGGTCGCGCATCATGGCTTGCTCGTGCCGCTTGATCCACGGCAGCAGCGTGTAGATGACGAACTGGATGGCCTGGTGCTCGATGTTCGAGAATGTCGCCTTGTCCAGCTCACCGATCATGTGCGGCGGGACCTTGTAGATGCGCGCGATATCCAGCGCCATCAACTTGAGGGCCGGGATCAGCTCCGCGTCGACGTTCGTCATCGACAGCGGCTTGAAGGTCATGCCCTCCTGCAGCATGGCCACGCGCTTCGCGTTGCCGCTGCCGCCGTACATCTGCTGCCATTTGTCGGTGATCCGATCAATGACACCCTGGTCTTTGATCGGCGCCGAGTCCTTCGGGCGCTCGATTACACCGGACAGCGCAGTCCCGTTCAGGAACGACTTGCCGGCGTACTGCTGGAGAGCCTGGGCATAGCCGATGGAGTTCGCGTGCAGCATAATCGGCGAGACGCCAACGTAGCCGTTCAGGCTCCACCAGCGTACGTGGTGCACCATGCGCTGCGGGATGGGGTCTTGCCCGTCGATCCGGTAGTAGGGACGCAGGTCGGAGCCCTTCATTACCTGCACGCAATCAGGCGACACCGGGTACAAGCCGGTGACCATGCCATCCGGATCGCGGCCGATGATGCTGTATGAGTTTCCTCGGGTGCCGGCAGCCAACTGGCTGCCCTCTAGGAACTCGAGCGGCGTCTGCCACTCGTTCGGGGCGTGCGCCAGGATTCGATGCAGTGGGTGGTCGCGCGCAACTTCGCGCTGTCCGTCTTCCGTGCGCCGGAAAATCTCGCGCGGGAGCTGGGCGATGCTCTCCGCGATCAGAGTGACACAGGCCTGCACCGCGGTGAGCGCAAGCGCCGACTCGACAGTAACCAACGGGCCAGCATCTGACCGGGCGCCACCCAGACCGGACAGCCACCCACCGTTTCCGGTGGCGAGCTGCGGGCTGAAAAACTGTTTGGCGAACATCCGCTATCCTTTGCTGGCCGGGCCAGCCATCGCGCGCGCTACCAGGTACGACCAGCCGAGCAGGCCGGTGCCGGCGACGATGAAGCCGGCTGGCAAATAGATCAAGGCGGCGCCGATCGTGATCGAAACCAGACCCAGGATGCCGGCGACGAGGGTCGCCCAGTCGAGAATGCTCATATCGTTACGCCCTCGTCGTAAATTGAAGTGGTTTGTGCTGGCTCGGGGTTCAGCGCCATCAGCTGGACAGCATTGAAGAGCGCCATCAGCGGGTCAATTTTGCCGGTGCCGGATGCCTGCTTGGTGATGAGCGCAGCGTTCCCGCGCGGCTCGATCTTGGCGTTGCTGACGCACCAGTTCATGAGCGCCTGTCCGCCATGCAGGAGCACACCCTCGGCCAGCTTCCGCTCGGTGACGCTGATCGCTCCGATCAGCTTCCAGCCCTGCGAAACACCGAAGCATTTCGTTTCGTCGATCCCCGCGTCGACCAACGCCTGAAACATGACCTTGTGGGTCTTCTCCGGATCCAAGCCGACCGAGGCAAGCAGCCCGGACTCATTGACTTGCTTCACGACCGCCGCGACCGCGGCGACGTCGCCGGGGAGCTGCTCGATGATTACGAGGTCGCCCTGCTCTTGGAAGTCGTCGTATTTACTCTCTTCACTCTTACGGCGCTCCATCGCGATCGGGTGCGCCCAAGCTCGCGTCCACGCAAGCCACTTTCCGGTGTCGCGCTCGCGCCCGACAATTGCCAGGCCCAGCAGGTCGTCTAGACCGCCGCCGTCGATACCAACTGTGATCACCTCGGAGCGCGCGAGCAGCTCGCTCAGCGTCATGCCCGGCACCTTCGCCTGGCGCTCCCAGAAATCAGCGCCGGTCCAGCGGTCGGCGCGCAGGTTCATTCCGATCTGCACGTTCAAGTGCTTTGCCAGGAATACCTGCAGCTTTCCATCGGTCTTGTGTATCAGCTTCTTGAGCTGATCTTCGAGCCACTCCGCACTGACGGAGCGCCCAATATTCGGATTGGTCAGGTAGTAGGTGGACGCGTCCAGATAGGCCTTCGCCCTCACCATCGCCGCTGGGTATTCATAAAGAACACCGAGTGATTTCGGGTCGTCGATCTTTCCATCGCGGACATCACGGAAGTACTCGAGCTTCTCCTTGAATACGCCCGCCGGCGGTTCGTCGCTCTGGGTGGTCAGGTAGATGACCCAGCCTTCGTCGCGCGACACCTGGCCGCCCAGCGCCTCCATGAACATGGCCTCGGCGCCCGCGCGCTTACCGAACAGCCAATGCTCGTCCACCAGCACCTTCCCGGATTTCTTCCCCGAGACCGTGTCCGTGTCGGCCGCCACCACTTTCAACGATGCGCGCGACACGCGGTGCGTGATCGTGCGCACGTGGTCCTGCACGTGGAAGAGGGCCAGCAGCTCGTCATCAGCGCGAACCATCGCCGCGGCCGGCTTGAAGCTGTTGTCGGCCACTTCCTTAGTCGGCGCCAGGATGAGGTGCTCCTCCTCCTCGCGCCAGCACAGGATGACCGCGGTCAGCATGATGCCGGCCGCGATCGTCGATTTCGTATTCTTCTTGCTGATGAGCAGGTAATACTCGCGGATCAGCTGGTTACCGGTCTCAGCATCGTAGCCACCGAAGATGGCAGCGACGAAATCGAATACCCATTGCTCGCTGCATTCGCCGAACGTCGGCTTGCCGGGCAGGTCGACCACCTTCAATTCCTTGAAAATGGCCAGCGCCTGCTCGGCTTGGTCAGGGAAGATCGGCGGCGGGATGATCGACATCCTGGCCTTCAGCCTGTCTTCCCAATCTGGACAGGCGGTAGACCATTGCATGTTGTCGTCCTTACTTCACGGCCTTGAGCTTGGGTGGGACCGCAGCCGCGAAGCGGCTGGCCACTTTCTTGGCCTCTTCGTTCTTCTGGTCCTTCTTGCCGCCCTCGCCGAGCTTGTTGTGCGTGAACGGCATCAGCGCCTTGGCGGCATCAATCCGCAGCTTCGGATCGAGCGCACCATCGTTCATTGCAGCGGTGAGAAACGCCTTCGGGTCGGTGTGTAGCAGCGCAGCGTTGATGTCGAACGTCGGCACCGGCGCAGGCGGCGGTGGCGTAGCCTTGCCAGCAACTGGAACGTCCTTTCTGTTCGCTGCGAGGTAGGCGGCGATGTCCTTGTCTTTAACAAGTCGCGATCCCGCCGGCCCGGCCGACGCTTCGCTGTAACCGGCCCGGATTGCGGCCTCCTTATTCGAGAACCCGGCCAAAACGGCATCGGCGAAGGCTCGCTTTTTGCCTGTTAAAGCCATTAACAAGTTCCTCCAGGGGGTGTTTAATCTACGCGTGAGTTGCTAGTCGGTGTCCGAGGGTTTGGCGTTGTAGACTTACAACACCCCCTCCCCTTCGGCCGGCTGACCGCGTCAGGCGCGCGGCCAGGGCCGATGCGGCTCGATGTGCTGCGGCGGCTGGGGCACGCTGGCGCGTCCATCGCACAGGCCTTGCTCGTACGCGTCACGTGGGCTGGCCATCACGATGCTCCCGGCGTGCTTGACGTTGAAGTAGATGACGCGCACCAGGGCGGCCAGCACATTCAGCCCGAGCGGCAAGCACACTGCCTCACCGGTGTGCCAGCGGAACCAGGCGATGCCGTAGAAGCGCAGGATAAGGTGGCCAGAGGTGATCTTCTTGAGCATGCCGAGTCCTACTCTGCTGCGCCAAGGGCGGCTGAGGCACTTGGCTGAGCCAGGTGATCGACGACGATCGTGCAGGTCGCACGGTACTCGGTGCCGGTGCTGCCCATGTTGCTGCTCAGGTAGAGCTGATCGACTCGCACAGCACGCCGGTCGATCGTCACACCAGCCGCCCTCGCAACAGCGTCAAGCACCAAGGCTTTCAACTGCTGGTCATCGAGGACGGCGTGATGGATGGTCTGATCTTGACGCTGGGTATTGAGCTTGATCGTTTCCATTTAAACCCCTCGCGCACGCTCCGTCGCCTCACGTGCCGTCTTGGCATCGTGGCACGGAACGCACAGCAGTTCCTTGTTGTCGTCTTCGTCGCTGCCGCCCTTCCAGAGCGGAGTGATGTGGTCGACCGCAGCGCCCAGCACAGTCTTGCCGCGGCGCTTGCACTCCTGGCACAGGCCGCAGTCACGCGCGCGGATGCGCTCGCGGTCTCGCACTCCGGCCGATCCGCGCTTGCGCTCGACCGTATCCGGGCGCTGGGTAGGGAGCATGGTTACGCGGCTAGCGGCAGGGGCCAGGCTGGTTCGTAGCTGTTGCAGCTTCATTTCGGCTCGACGTTGATTCCATGGTCGACAGCTGCCTCAATCACCTTGTTGGACAGGCGCAGCAGCATCGTGCCGAAGGCCACGGTCGGGCGAACCCACCAGGCGATGCGAGGGCGGCCAATCAGTGCGGGCGCACATCGCCAGCGGCTGATCGCCCATGCCGACTTCAGCGATGCGCGCCGGCCGAGGCCGAATGCGCGCCAGCAGATGTAAGAATTGATGAGCTGGCGATAGAACGGGCGGCGGCGCACGTCCACGAAATGATTTGGCGGGAAGCTCATAGCGATACCGGAGCAGTGTTGAACAGAGCGCGGACTACCTCGCGGACATTGGGCGGCACCTGGCGCGCGCTGTCGACAACGGTAGTTCCAGGGCGTCCGTGGCCTTTCGCGCGAAGGATGCCGTGCGCCTCCTCGCTCTCGGCGAGGCGCTCGGCGATCTGGTTGAGGCGGTCCAGGTCGGCAGCTTGCGCAGGCGCGGCGCCAGGCCCGAAGGCGGCGCGCAGGATCTCGGCGCGGTAGATGCGTGCGATGTTGTTCATGCTGCGGCCTGCTCATGGTCAGCGCGCCGACGCTCTACCGCGTAACGCAGCCAAGCGAGCTCGTCTTCAACGGTCATGCGCATGGCGCACCTCACAAATAGAAAAGCCGCCGACGCATTGTTGCGACAGGCGGCGAAATCCGGCCAGGACCGGAGGAGACAAGGAGTGGCGGCCGGGATCTTCCAACCCTGCGCGAGGTCGCGCTTGACCACACACCCGCCAGCAGGACTTGAACCTGCGGCCTCTCCTTTCCGCCCGACTATTGTTCGATCCGGACTGCGGGAGCACTCTAACCATCTGAGCTATGGCGTGTGTGTGGTGACTCGTTGACGGGAGTCGGGCGGCGCACCCAAGATCGATCTGATAAGCGGGCCGCAAACGAAAAAGGCCCACCGGGATGGTGAGCCTTTTTCTAGGCGAGCGCCGGCTTTACTGCTGGCCGGACTGCTCGACTGCCTCGGGTGACGTTGGCGCCTAAGCGCGCATTACGTGGATCGAGGGAAATTTGAAGTTGACATTCTAAGCGCTCATCAGCATCAACGCAATACTCTTTTCAGGCACTTCGATAATGTACTGCATCCGTGATAATCACTAGCAGAGTCAACGTATGCTTATTTTTGCGTCTTCCTACGTCGAAGCACAATTGCCGCGCCCACGCTGAGCAGTGCAAGGGTCGATGGCTCTGGAACAGAGACGGGCGGCTCAATGCGCTCCTGACGAACAAGGAATAAGCCGATCTCGTCGGATCGCGTATTCAACGGCTGAGCGTTGTCATTTGCGACAAATCGGGTACACACCGTGAACGCACCGCAGTTTGGACCTAATGGCTCCATCAGGTCCCCGCTGCTTATCTCTGCCCATGCAAACCGGCCGAGTCCTCGACCAAGAGCCCCTTGCACTCCGTTGTTAAAGTAAGTGCCGTTCGCACCAGACTGGGTAACGCCGCCGATTGCAAAGACGAAATCGCCAGCGCGATTTCCCGTCTCTTGGTGCCCAGTGTCACCATAGTTCAATCCAAAGCTACCTAGCAAACCGTCGATTTCGCTGTTGAGAGCAAAACGGTACTGAGTATTCCAGCCACCAACGCCTGTTGCAAAATCATTCAGGCTCAGCCCTGCAGTTTCCGAAAGTTGCAGCCACGTCAAACCATTAGACTTGTACTCCAGTGGGTCGATCAGGCTTGCGCTAGCTGAGAAATGAACGGTCGCCAACACAGTGGCTGCAACATACTTAAGGAGGGAAGAAGGCATAGGACACTCTTGTTGGTTGTAAAGCATGCAACCAAGCAATTACCGTGCCAAAAAACAAAACTTGTTTAGATTCAATAGATTGAGCGATAGACTGGTTCCACTGAGAGTATCTGTGTAAAATTTCTCGACAGAAATCGGAGTTGTTCGATTTTATCGCTATTCATGCAGCATACCTGATCTTAGCAGCAGCGCGCGCGCTGTGCGCCTGAAGCATGCCTTCCAGCTCAGACACCATGTCGGCGATGCGCTCGCGCTCCAGCGTGCCGCCCTGGATGGGTTCGCGGCCGGTGCCGGCGCAGTGCGTGCACGCGCGGCCGTCGTTGAGCTTCGTGCCGTTGCAGGCGCTGCACTCGCCGCCGAGCCAGTGCGCCAGCGAATGCACAGCGATCTTCTTGTAGATGCCATACGCCGCGCCGATGTCCCACTCGTGCTTGATGTTGATCCACTTGCGCGTGAAACCCTTGTGCGCCACGTCCCGCGTCCAGATGCGCAACAACACACCGAGGTCGTGAGCATTGCTCTCGATGGCCTGGCGCGGCACGCCCGCGATCTTCGCTCGCAGCAGCATGGTGCCGAACAGCTCACCCGATCCGCCCGAAAGATCAGCCAGCGCCGCAGCGACGAGCGGTTCGGTCTGGTGGTGCTGGTCGTCGTCCTGCAGGTTGGAAGTGCTCAGTGCGTTGAGGTAGCGCTCGGCGAACATGGTTTCTCCGTGGAATTTCCATGAGGTTACCAGCACCACCGGAAGAAAGGATCGCGTCCGAGATTTTCCAAAGTGCAATAAAATTCTTTTCATGCGGTGGCGCCAATTATGCTCGACGGCAGAGGAGTATACGACGATAATTCTAGTTACTAATTACGCAATAGCACTCGCACCGACTACCTCTCCAATTATGAAGCACTTAAAAAAGTCGATCCTCACTTTAGCCATCGCTGCCACACTTATGCTGCAGAATGCTCAGGCGGGCGATCCCGACATTTGCCAAATTCAAGGTGCAACGATGGGGTCAGTAGCGCAGGAGAGAGATAAGGGTGCAAGCAAGGCTCAGGTTAAGCGAATATTTCGAAAACAATTCGGCAAGAAGTATCAGGGTTTTGATAACTTGGTTGATATTGTTTACGACGAACTCAAAGATATGTCACCCAAACAAGTGGCGGCCACGGTCGAATACGTTTGCTTGAGAACATAGACGGTGGCAGATGCATACATCTCAGCCGCTTCTAGTCTAGGACTTGTAATTAAAATTCTTCTATAGCCCAGCCGCCCCCTTCTTTTTTAGGAACTGCCCGAACAGCGATGAAGCGCAACGGATAAAGATCGGCGGCGATTTTGATCTTCGCCCGGGCATCGTCCTGCCAGAACCCCTTCACCTCGTGCATCTCCAGCGCGCCGTCGGCGAGCATGACGGCGAAGTCTGGGGTGTAGAAAGTGTTGTCGGCCAGCCGTAGCTTGATTCCCTCGAACTTGAACCACGCCACCTCGCCGGCGTGGCGCCGGGCGTCCAGCGTGGCGGCGTAGGCGGCCTCGGTTTTGTTCATGGTGCCGGTCTTGAGCCGGCCCAGCGCCTGGAGCGCGCGCTTCGCAGTCACTGGCGCGCCTCGATCGACGTCGCCACCGCAGTGGCCAGGCGGTGCAGCCGGGCATTGAACCAGCGCCGCACCGCGTAAGACCGCACCACACTGATGACAGTGTAGATCAGGCCCATCAGCAGGTTAGCGTCTGGCGTTATATGGAAACCAAACAGTGGGAAGATGAACATGTTGGCGGTGAAGTTGATCCCGAAGCCGATGATCACGTTGATGATGGCTTCGATGAGGGAGCCGAGTCGGGTCTGCGTCATGCCGGCAGCCCTCCGAAGCCGATCGTGTAGTGGACCGGGTTGCGGTCGGCGTACCGGTCGATGATGTTGGCGGCGCCGGCGTTCAGGGCTGGGTAGAACGGCTGCGCGCGCGGCGGCCGGTCGTCGGTGAACTTCCCCTGCATCATGGCGTCGCGCAGCACCACCAGCGACGTGATCGCCTTCGTCACGTGCGACATACCCGAATCCGGGTCGATGTCCTCCCCTTCCCACCAGGCCATGAGGTGGCGCATCACGCCGTCGTAGTAGACCGAGCCACGCACGCCCACTGCGCGGTAGTTGTGGCGGCCGTACTTGCTGGCGCCCTCCAGCATCGCCACACCGATCTCGGCCAGCACGTTCGCGGGCACGGTGGACATCGGCGCCTTCCGTACGCCGACCATGTCTTTCGGGTTCGTCGGCTTTTCGTCGTCCAGTGGGCGGAACGTCAGCGCTTGATGGGAATCGTGCATGTCATCCTTTCGTTTCGGGTTGTGCTGCATTGTTTTTCTGATCCAGCGCGCGGCGCTTGTCGATCCACGCCTGCCGGTCGGCCACATTCGGCGCCGGCGTGTACCGCTCGCACGTCGGCCTGCTCCAGGGTAGGAAGGGCTTGATTTCGTCGACGCGGCCGCTGCCGAGCCCGGCGCAGCGCCCGAGGCCCACCTTCGCATGCTCCGGGTATTCCTTCATCTTGAAGTGGCCGCACAGGGCGCAGGTTTCGTCACTCACGCTGCCCTCGCCGGCGGCGGCTCGCGGCGCACCAGGTCTTTCAGCGAGCCGATGCCCTCAGGCTTGCGTGCGCGCTGCTCGGGTTCTACCGGCGCCGGCAAGGCGATCACCGGCCTGATCGGCGACACGGCGGTCGGCGGCGCGGAAGCAGGATCCATCGCGGCCTCGATCCGCGCCTTGAACTGCCCCATGTACTCGCCTGACCGTGGCGATAGCCCCAGCTCGGCGCCCTTGGCCAGGATCGTCGCGTCGCTCACCCACCAGGCGCTGCCGGCAGCGACCGACTTCTTCTGCACCTCGGGCGGCGTCCAGTTGGCCGCATAGCGCTCGCTCGGCCCGAAGAAGGTGGCGGACTGCAGGATGTACATCGGCTCGATCTTCATGGTCTTGACGAAAGCGGCGTACGCCTGCGCGCCGGCGAGCATCTCCGCCACCGTGGCGCCGGCGGCGAGCCGCGCGGCCCAGGCCTTGTGCGCGGCCTTCTTGCTATCGCCCGGGCGCGCGGGGTAGACCTCCCAGACCGCTTCAAAGTCGGCCGGATAATTGTTGCGTTTCACCTTGGCCGGCACCGCGCCGCCGGCGCGCAGGCGATCCAACTCGTCCAGCAGCTCGACCACAGTCGACGACTTCAGGTGCACGGTCGGATTGGCAGCGGCCAGGCCGCGCAGTGGGGAGTAGTCACGCATGTGTCGCCTCCCCTTTGCGCTGGCGCCGCGCCACCTCGTGCTTCGCCCACTCGCCTGCGATCCAGGTCACCCCCTTCGGGGTGAAGCGCGCCGAATTGAACGCGTGGTTGTTCTGGGCGGTGCCGGCCTTCACGCAGAAGCGGCCCGCGGCCTGGTGCTGGGCGTGCGGCGTCAGCGCGCCGTTCAGCCGGTACATGATCTTCTGGTCGAGCAGGAACTCGCGGAATGCGCCCTCGTTCGCGCCCAGCAGCTTGGCCACCTCACGGAAACCCTTCGTGCCGGTGGAGTCGGCGTAGCGCTCGACAAATTCCACGGCCGGCGCTGCCGCGGCGAGCTGGGCCGCTTGGGCCTCGATCACATCCTGCTGTTCGGCGGCCAGGCGTAACGCCGCTGAGAACGACTGCGGGACGGTCAGCGCCGCCGCCGCCGCTTCCAGCTCCATCCACCGATCGACGAGGCTGCCAGTGAACTCCGGCGACAGGCGCGCTATCAGGACGAGCGAATCGCGTTTGTTCAGTCGGAACTCGGTGAACTCGCGACCTCCCGCTAACTCATTGATTACACGGCATTCCTCAATCTGAGGCGTGACGCCGGTCGCTTTCAGTTCGCGGCAAACGCGCAGCACATTGTCGTGCCGCTTGTTAGCCAGTTCGGCAATCTCGCGGCTCGACATCGTGACGTCGGTACCGCCGGTGGTTTGCAGTGTGAGAATGCTTCCCATGTCGCTTCCTTTCTATCGTTGGCGCCGCGTCAGGCGGCATCTCTGTAGACGTGACCTTCATCCACTCGCCGGCGCACCAGCTGTAGCGCCGCCACCGTCTCGGCGCGCGTCGCCACCTCCATCTGGGCGTCGTGGATCGTCAGCGCAGCCTCGATGTCGCGCATCGCGTCGCCGTCCAGGCGGAAGTTGCCGCTGGTGGCGCTCCGGGTCTTAGCCCGGAACGCGCCATCCAGCGCACGGATGATGGCCTGCTCGTGCTCGTCGCCGATGTCGGCTTCGGTCATGGCCATGGCGATGTTCAGCGCCGTGACCACGCAGGACCAGGCTTCTTCAGTGGCGGCGCCGGTGCGCAGCTGCTCGAGGCTGAGCCAGTACGCCAGCCCCAGGTCAGACAACTGGTCGCTGGCCAGCGGCGCAGCGTCCTGGCCGCGCGCGATGCACCTGGCGATCGCGGTCAGGCCGCCGGCCTGCGCCACCGGGCGCGGGCGATATTTCTTGTTGCGCGGCTTCTTCACGCGACCTCCCCGAACAAGTGCACTTGCTCTTGAATGCGGACCTCAGGGGTGAAGAGCTGTCCTTGCGCGACTTCTTGCTCGAGCCGCGCGCGCGAGATATCGAACCATCGACGCTCGATATCGCAGCCGATGTAACGGTACCCGCCGCGCAACGCGGCGACGCCCAGGGAAGCGCTCCCCATGTACGGGTCGAAGATCGTGGCGCCGCGCGGGAGCTTGCACTGCTCGATGACCCAGGCCAGCATCGCGACGGGCTTCTGCGCGGGGTGCAGGCGCACCGCACCGCGCGCGACATTCTCCTCACCGCTGCGCACCATGCCCCGCCACTTCTGCGAGAACAGCCGGGCCGGGCCCTTGAGGTTCGTCCACGCCATCTCACAATCGGCGCAGCTATCCGAGGTGCCGCCGTCACGCTTATCCCAGACGAGCCAGCACGACGCGTCCGGCAACCGGCTGCCGAAGTGGTTACCTCCGAAGAGGACAACCTTTTCGAAGGCCAGCCACGGCGCCGGGTCGAAGTCTCGGTCATCGCCGACAATATCAAAGCCGTAGTTCGTTCCCTCGTTCCAGCGGTTGCGGCCGGTACCGCTGATTTTTCCCAGATTGATACCATATGGCGGGTCGGCGATAACCGCGTCGATCTGGCCGAGGGTATCCAGCAGCCTGAGGCAGTCGCCGTGATACAGCGTGGCCTTGCCGATTTCTACCTTTTCGAGGTTCACGCAGCCTCCTTCGGTTCAGTCTTCAGCATGGCCATGCACTCGGCCAGCAGCGCGCGCTGGGCGCCGTAGCGGTCCTCGAAGCGCGCCTTGTACGGGTGGACCGCGATGAGGGTCGGGTTTGGGCCGGTGCCGTCCTGGTGGTGGCCGGCGCACAGCGGGAGCACCAGCAGGTGCGCCCCCGGCTTCGTGCGGCCGTCGATGTGATGCACGCTGACGTCCGGGTTATGCCAGCCATCCTTCCGGCAGGCGATGCAGCCCAGCGCCGCGATCGCGCTCATGAAACGCGCCTCGTCGGCAGTCGGCGGGCGGCCCTTCATGCCACGTGAGGCAATCGGCTTCCGCAGCTTCGGCACCTTCGGGTCGCGGGCCCGGGCTTGCGCCTGAACCGCAGCGACACGCAGCAGGCCGGCGCCGGCGACGGGCGGCTTGAAGCCGGTACCGCGCGCCATCGGCGTCTTGCGCTCGAGCGGCTTGCTCTGCTTGAGGGGTGAGCGGCGCATCATGCTACGATTCCATTTCCGCAACTAACGAGGTCGCTATGGCAACATTGGTCCATGACTGCCCCCACTGCAGGTCCGCCCGGGTCGCATTCGAAATTAGATCGTTTTTTGACATTCAAGGAAGGGCAAGCGCAGCCGCAATTTCTGCGTCGTGCAACGCGTGCTTCCAGCCAGTTTGCTTTGTCATCGAGCAAACAACCGATGGGCGCAGGCATGGGATTCACCATACACAGGTCGAAGGGGACATCCTCAAATCGATTTTCTTTTACCTTTCTGCAATGTACCCACCGACCAGCGTCGACGAGACGCCTCGCAACGTTCCCGAGGCCGTGGCGAAGGCATTTCGGCAAGCCGTCGGTTGCCGTGCAGGTGGTCACTTTGATGCCGCCGCAGGAATGTATCGGAAGACCATGGAGCTGGGCCTCAAGGCGTTTTCCCCTGATATCGCTGCCTGGAAAATTGAAAAGCGCATCGACAAGATGGCAGCTGAGCACCGGATTACTCCTGAGTTGCAAGCATGGGCGCATGAACTTCGTCTCGACGGAAATGAGGCAGTTCATGGTGAAGATGAGGCGACGCAGGAGGTTACCGACCAAATGCACGAGTTCTGTAAATTCCTGCTTATTTACCTCTACACACTCCCAGCCCAAGTAGCAGAAGCGCAAGCTAGACGAGGGGATGTGTAGGGTGCTCATGCCTCACCTCCGCCCAGGCTCTTGAACGAAGTCTTCTCGCGCACCGACCACGCCGGGATGTCCTGGCGCAGGCCGCGCGGGTTCGGGATGTGCTTCTTGCTCAGCGCCGGGCGCGTGAATACGCTCACCGGCTCCCGCATCGCCGCCACCTGGCCGGCGGGGCGGACCTTCTCGCCCTCCAGCTGGTCGTAGTGCGCGCGGGCGAAATTGCTGATGCCGATCCTTCCGTCGTCCTGCTGGACGAGCCAGCCGCTGCGAATCCCGCGCTGCAGCGTGTCTTCCTGGTGTCCGACCTTGTGGCCCATGTCGACCACAGCGAACAGCGCATGCGGGCTCATCGGACCGTTCTTGTGCAGGTATTCGCCGGCGGCGTAGGAGGCAGTTCCACGCTTGGCGCGGCCGGTGGTATTAGTGTTGGCCATGGTCGGCCCTCCGAATAGTGAATTGAGCGAAGCGGCAATCAGCGCGGTGGGCGCGCCCTTGCGGGCGGCCGCAAGCGACGCAGCGCGGCGCGGAGTGGCGGATGTAGGTCATGCGTCAGACTCCGAAAAAAGTCGTGGCTGCACGGCGCCGTTCTGATAAACGGTGTCCATGATCGTGGTGGCGATCGGCTCGTCGCCCTCCCAGCCTTGCGGCCAGGTGGCGGCAGCGATCAGCTCACGGATCCGCGCCTCCTCTTCAGAGTTGATCAGGTCGATCTCTGGACGGCCCACCGCGCGAGCCGCGGCGTTGATCTCGTTCTGGATGCCCAGTACGCGGTCCAGGCCCATCAGCCGCGCTTCCAGCGTGATCGGCCCCATGCGCTGCGGGTTCTTGGCGATACTCCCGTCCTTGAGCAGCTCGGCGCCGGCCTTGCGCAGGCGATGCTGCGGCTCGCGCAGCTCACGCCAGAGCGGGCGCAGGCCCTTCAGCGGCGCCAGGTACGACCAAGCCGGCAGCAACAGCACGCTGTCGAGCGCCTTGTCCTCCTGGGCCAGCGCACAGCCGATGCAGCCGGTGCGCGCGTTGATCTCTTCCGCCTCGTCGCCACCGTAGGCGTCCGCGATCATGGCGGTGCTCCAGTCGCCGAATTCCGCCGCCGGCGCCCAGTGCTTCAGCCATTCCCAGACGTGACACACGCGCCAGTGCAGCAGCGGCGCCAGCGTGGCCAGGCGGCCACGAAGACCCTTCGCGTTCGGCAGCACTTGTTGATACCAGCCCTGACCGCACTCGGCGCCATCCTTCCCGCAGCTCATCTCGATGCGGCGGTCACGGATCGCACTCTCGCCCTGGCGCACACCGGTGATCATCAATATCTGGCCGTCCAGCTGGTCGAGGCGGTCGCGCAGCGCCTGCTCCATCGGATCGATCTTGATCTGGCGCGTGCACCACCGCAGCGTGTTGTTGTTCGGCGGCGGTACGCCGCGGCCCAGGATGTAGACCATGAAGCGCTTGTCCATCGGCGCCGTCACCACCTCGCAGCGGATACCGCGCTCTTCCAGCTCGTCCATGATGTGGCGCGCGGCCACCGCTAGGGGTATGAGTTCTTGTCGCGTGTCGGCGTAGAACACCGTCAGCGACTTCGGGCGCCGAATCTTGCCAGTATCCAGTAGGTAGATGATCAGGGTCAGCGTGGCCGAACTGTCCTTCCCGCCCGACCAGGCAATGCCCCAGTGATCGTGGTCCGCACCATAGGCCTGCAGCGACTGGATCGTGAGCTCGATGGAATCGGTCATCTGCAGGCGACGCGCGCCGGCGCCGAAGATGTCGATCTGGTTCATGCTGCCCTCCCAGCGATCTCGCGCTCGTGCACAAAGTTCGCGCGGCCTGGGCGAGCGCGGTTTTCGCACGGACGGCAGCGAGTGCCGGACGTCGACGCGCCGCATTCGCAGCACGGTCGGCGGAGAGCCTGCTTGGCCCGTCCGTTTGGCGCTTTCGCGCGGGTCGGGATGGTGAAGGTCTCCTCTGGGGTCCAGCCGGCGTCAAGCCGCTTCTTGGCCGTATCGGGCGCGATCTTGAAACGCTCGCACCAGTGCACCAGCGCCTGACTTTCGCCTAGGTAGTCGATCATTCGATTTGATCGGCGGTTGCGGTCATTGACGCTACGCGTCACCCAGCGGCAGTTCTCGGGCGTATATCCCTGGTCATTGTCGCGGCGATCGAGCTCATGCGCCGGCGATGGCTTCTGCCCCATGTCGGCGAGGAAGTTGGCCGGCGATTCGAGCCAGCGCGAGCAAACTGTAATGCCGCGAGCGCCATAGTCCTTGTATGCCGGATTGCTCGGCTCCGTGCAGCGAAGACGCATCGTCTGCCAGCAGCGGTACTCGGGCGTTCGTGAGAGACCGTGGGTCGGCTTACCGGCCATGGCACACCTCCGCTGTCCGGGCACCGAACAGCGCAGCCACCAACGGGTCGCGCGCCGCCGGCGCCGAGTGCAGCCGCACCGAGTAGTGTTCGTCGTCCTGCATGATGTGGATGTGACGACCCGGCCCGAGCGCAGCCATCTTCTTCGGGCCCTTCGGCACGCCGGTCGGGCGCGACACTGGCGCGTCAGCGAGCTGAGCCAGGTAGGCCTGGGCCCGCTCCGGCGTGATGGCCAGGTAGCACATCAGGCCTTCGGCGCCGCGCGCCGAAGTGACGCGCTCGCCCAGGTCAGCGAGATACTTGCGCACGCCCGACGGGCCCATCTCGAGCAGGTTACCGATCTCCGCGCGCGACAGCGGACCGACCAGCAGCGCGGCGACCAGGCGGCGCGTCTTCTCGATGCGCTCCGCGGTTTGGCCAGGGGTGACGTAGCGGGCGCGGGTCATGCCGAGACCTCGCCGGTCTCAGCTGGCGCCACCGCCGCGCGCACCTCGTCGTACTGCTTGATGCCCCAGACCAGCGCGAAACAGCACCACTGGAAGCGATGGGTGTACTCGTCGTGGTTGACCTCCCAGAAGTCCGTGAACTCGAACGGCTTCTCAGCGCCGAAGTAGGCGCTCCAGGCCTCGCTATCGTCGGCGCCGAAGAGGAAGTCGTTCGCGGCATCGAAACAGCGAATGTCGTTATCGTCAGCGCCAATCACCTCGCGTTCGACCGCGGCGCGCAGATCGTCAAGCGCACACTCGCATAGCTGCAGTTCGTTCAATTCGCTCGCCTCTTCACGCTCCGTCTTGGCGAAGTCCTCCACCCACTGGCGCACTGCGGCATCGAACTTCGCCTTGCTGAACTGGGTCACGCCATTGCCGCGAGTCGCGCGGCCGCCGGCCTCGACCTTTTCGGCCCAGTAGTGGTGGTCGAGCGCGAACAGGTCCTTCGACTTGGTGCGACGGAAGAAATCGAACATGTCGCGCAGGCGGGTGAACACGTAAGTGCCCATGTCGCCGGTGTAGCAGAGGTAGCCCGGCCAGGTGATCAGGTCGAAGTGCATGCAGATGGTGTCCGGCTTCTTGAAGCGCAGGTGGCGGTAGATGCCATCGTCGCGGACGACCGTCATCTGGTGGCCGGCGACGTCGGGGAGAAAGCGCTCGGGGGTCAACGCGGTCATACGGCACCGCCGATCACGGCGCGCGCGGCCGCATTCAGGTCTGCATCGGTCAGCACGTGGCGGCGGATCTCGGCCACGTAGACTGCGTC